GATTTGGCGATATTTAACTTGGTGATAGTTTGGTTTTTGTCCATCTTCTACACCTTTGTTTTCCCAATAATTAATATAATCTACTAATGATTGAGCTCTCTCTAGCTCTACTCTGTGTTTTTGACCATAGTCAAATGAGATAGCGGTTACACTATCATACTCTTTTAGACATCTAAGTAATAAAGTACTTGAGTCCATTCCTCCTGATAAGGATACTACAACATGTTTTTTAGACATAATTTAATTGTTTTAATTTGTGCCAGGTATTTGAAACGTATAGGCAAACGTTGTTTTTTTAAAATGGTAAATCATCTTCTACTTTTTCATCTTCATATACTATATTTCCAAAATAAGTATCAAGAAATTCTCTACGATATAATTTTATTTTTCCAGTATATTTTGGATTTGAAATTTCTCGTTCTTGAATAGTTTCTTTTAATTCAACTGCTACTTTGCATACTTCCATCCCAAGCTCAGCTCCGGCGGCACGACCTAAATAATCATACAAACTCATCATGTAGGGTAAATTGTTTTCTTCTGTCATAACTTTCTATTTTAATTTAAAACCATTAATTTTTCTAAACATTTTTGTATTATAAATAACATCTTCATAATTAACATCTTTAAAATCAATGTTAAAATGAGTATTCATATTTGCTGTAGGTTTAATTGTTAAACCTTGTTCTGTATATTTAATTCCTTCTAAAGCAGCCATTACAGGATTTGATGTATCAATAGATTCAATAAATGAAAAATTATTATACCAACCAAATTCTTGAGGTACAGAACAACCTAATAAATGTACTCTATCTTTAGACGCGATAATTTTATCTTCATACATTTTCGATATAGTGTATATGCGTCCTATCGCTTTAGCTAACGTTTTATTTGGTAAATTAACCAAATCAGCATACCAATCAGCACCGTATGAAAATGCTATCTTTCTGTATTTTAAATCACGTAATATCGTATAACATTCAACTGCTTCACCATATGATTTAGCCTGAACTACTGCAACAGGTGTTGTTTCTTCTGGATATTGATATTGTTTCCAATATTTAGCGTTAACTAAAGTTTGGGTTTTATCCATCCAAACATCAGGAACAATAAATTCATTAGGTTTAATTTCATTCATCCAATAGAATAAACGGTCATGATCATAAGCATGACCTAATTCATGTAATGAATTGTCCATTACGATATATCTTCCATTTGCTTTAGCATTATAGAAGTATTGTCGATATTCTTCATCTTCATCCATTAAGTGAGGAAGACAGTAATCGTAATCATTAAATTCAGGAGATGTTATAAGTAAACATCTAGGTACTTCATGTGAAATTTTCATTATGCTTGTAATTTAGCTGGTCGTCCTCTTTTAGATTTGTTAAAATAGCTTGGTAATGATGAAATAGGATGACTATATTTATTTTCTATAATATAATAAAGATCTTTTAGGGTTCCACTACATTTATCAATTTCTTCATAAACTTGTTCTTTAGTACAACTAAAACATTCAATAAATGCTTTGATAACTACTTCAAGTTTTTCTGCCTCATCTTTGTTGAAATCATCATTCAAACGTTTTCTACGAGATCTTAATAATGAAGTTTTTTCTACAAACATTTGCATATCAGGACGACATTTATCCCATATATCGTTCATTTCGTGTTCACACCATTCAACTTGGTATTTGTAATGTGAATAATCAAAATCACCATTTTTAATACGATCAATTAAGGGACAACGGTGATGTAATTTAGGAGATTTAACGTCGTACATTCTCCACCATCGAAAAGCATTATAATTTAATTTACGCAATTTAGATAGTTCTTTTTCTAACTGAGGTCTAGTTAAGACGGGATTATACATTTTTACCATAACCTTTATTATTTAATTGATTATTAATTTATCTGGTAAATGTACGAAGGCTCCCTTGGGGAGCCTAATTTTCGCACATTTATTTTTAAATTATTTTAAACCATACAATACACTAGTACCTGATCCTAATTGTGTTGTTGGTACATTACCTTTCCACTTCTCAATCCATTGCTGTTGTATTAACATTGGAGTTAATGTTTGTTGTCTCAATCTATTTGATTCAGCTTCTGCTCTTGCATTTGCTAATAATGCTTCAGCGTTACCATTTGCTGTTGCTACTTTAATTTTAGCTTCAGCCTCTGCTTGTTTAACTTTATTTTCGGCCATTAAAGCTGACTGTACTGCATTGTTCTTAGCATTAATAGCTTTCTTAAATGAATCTGGATAAATTAGATTTGATGTGAATTGATTTAGTATGAATCCTTCTTTCTGTAATTGTGATACTAATATTCTTCTTACTTCAACCTCAAACACTTCTCTATTTGAAATCAATCCATCTGCTGTATACTTATTTGCTGCTAATCTAAAAGCATCGTACACGGCTGTTTTTAAGAATCCTTCTTCAATTTCTGGTAGGCTTCTTCTATATTTTGCAAAGATTGCAGGTACTTTATCTCTCTGTACTGAATAATTCATAATAGGTGATACACTAAATTCTGACCCATCTTTACTATTTACAATAAATGAATTATCTCCTTCATCTGATTTTTTATACTCTTTGTGTTGAATATAAGTTGGAAATTCATAGATCTTTGTGGACATAGGATTGTAAAATACTAATCCAGTACATTCTGTAATATCGCTTACTCCTTTACCTGAACCATATAGATTCACTTTTACACCTACATGACCTGCGTCAATACGTTCACATGAGAATACTCCCACTACCAATAACACTACTAATCCTAATACTACTAAAATTCTGTTCATAACTTGTTGTTTAAATTAATTATTTATTTGTTTAATATACGAAATTTATTTTTAAGAACCAAACTAATCTAATCCTAATTTTTTTCTTTTATCTGTTTTATATGAAGAGTTTTCAATATTCTCTTTAAATATAGTTTTAATTCTTGTATAAGAATTACTCCATACTGGGATTACTCCTACACTATCAATATGATAAGGAAACATTAATGAATATTGTGTTTGATAAATTGAAGGATTACTTGTGTGTCTATGACTAAACCCATTAACATTCAAAACAAACTTATCATTCCATCTTTTAGATACTCCATTTATAAGATTTTCTTTCTCAATTTTATCTAAATAATCTGAGATGTCTTTTTCAGGGATTGGAGATCCTAACTCACATGTTGTAACAGTTTCTATAATTCCTAAAACTACTAAACCTGCAATTAATACTATTAATAACACTACCATAACTATTCTTCTTTTTCTTCTTCTTTAAACGTAGAAAGGTATTTGTACGTATACATTCCTAAAAAACCGAATGCAATAAAAATACACGCTAAAGATACCAACCCTAAATTAAATACAAAGGTATCTGATTGGTTCATTAAATAAAATGTTAAATCTAGTAACTCGGTTAACCCCGCAACCATAAGCACTATTCCTACAAGTGGAATTACTTTTTTCATATGTTTTTGTTTTAATTATTATGTGGTAAATGTATGAAGGCTCCCTACGGGAGCCTAATTTTTTTGTATATACTTTTAAATTATTTTACTTGATAATCAACAAATGTTGGTTTTGTAGGTGGTTCATTTTTAAAGTAAAACTTAATGGTTTTTGTTTTAGTTTTAATTACTTTAAGAAAAGCAGCAGGAATAGCTGCGCCCGTACTTACTCGTTTTGGAGTTTTATCAAATAATACTTTAACTTCAACAAATACTGGGCCTTCAGAGAATGCTAATAATCTCTCATAATCTTCTAAAAGTCTCCAATGCACTCTATTTAATTTTTCATGCTGCAATGTACAGTTTAAATATGAAAATGTTTTATATAACATTTCTTTGGTACAATTAAAATCAGCAGCTGGTGCTACATGACCTTTGTCCCATTCATTTTTTTCATAATCTTTAGCATCTGATGTTTTAATATCTTTTACGGTATAAAAATCCATACCTTTTCTAGATGCTCCTGCTCCAGTACATTGAACCTGATATTTTACCCAAAGTGGTTGTTCTAAGGTTTCGGAGTACATTACCTCATAAATATCAGTTTTTACATAAACACTATCTCTTAATTGCCCAAATATTAATAGGGGGAATAATAATAATAGGCTAATAAGTTTTTGTTTCATCTTCATTTTTTTGGTTTAAAAGATTATATAAAGAATTAAGTTCACTATGAATTTTTCTAATTCTCCAAGAAGAAAGATTAGATTTTAATAATTGGGTTAACTCATTAATTCTTGCTTTTGTTTGTTTTACCTCATCAACCTCATTATAGGATTCAATTACTTTTTCTTTTACTTCAGGTTCATATTCTAATTCATAATGTATTCCTTCATTTCCATTTTGTCCTATAATATTCATTCTTTCATCATTCTCAGCTTCATTATATAATTCATCTACTTCATCAGCTTTCATCATATCAATAATATTTTGTTTTTGTTTACGTTTTGAAATAAATTCTTTAAGATTAGCTTTTTTTTCAGGACTAAAAATATCTTCTAATTTAATCTCTTCTTTTTCTCCATATAGATTTTCTTTATAATTTTTTTTAGGAAAGGCTTGTGAAAAAGCAAAGTTAGCTGCTATTACTAAAGATATAGCTAAAGGATCAAATACAAATATAATTACTAATAAAAGATAATTAATAATCTGATCCATAGGAGTACCTGTAAGATTTGATAAGTATTTTAGAGGTCCTAGTTCTCCTGCAGTATCACTATTAGTTTTAGTTTCTACTATTTTAGTGTCTAATTTAAATATAGAGTCATTTATAACATCTAATTTAGCTGATATTTCAGATTGGCGGGTATTTGATCTGTCTAATTGTTTATCAAATGATTTTGTATTAGTTGAATTTGTTGATTGAATTAATCTACCTTTTTTATCAACATATGAGGTTTTATTATTAGCTAAACCTGATTGTAATTGAGTAATACCTTGTACTAAATTAGTTTTTTCGGTATTATATAAATCTCGCTGTTGAATAAAATTTTGTTTTTTAGTTTCTAATAATTCAACTTGAGCATCTACACTACCTGCTTTATTAGCTGTTTCTTGATAGGCAGCAGATAAAAATCCATAAATACCCATTGAAGTAATTAAAATTAATACTACAGTAGCTATTGAAAGATAAGTTCTAAGTGCTTTATTTATTGAATCCCAATATTGGTATAAAAGAGATGCAATAACTAATTTTGCAAATTCTAATGAACTAGCCATTACAATTACTTCTAATGAAGCACCAGCAAATAATTTACTTAACCCACTAACTGAATAAAATGCAGCTGAGGCTGATACTGATAAAGCAGCGAATGCTATCAGAAACGGGAATATACTTTGTTTTAATTTTGTCATGTTGATAAATATAAAAAAAGGTTGGAACTAATCCAACCTATCTTTATAATTATTCTCGTTGCCCCTTATGTTTATCTAACTTATCTAAGATTTGAGTTAGTAACTCATTTTTAACTACTCCAACCATTGAAGCATTTTTTAATATGCTTATTAATTGAAATACTAAAAACGGAGCCATAATGGTTTCACTTAACCAAGCTGTACCTGTAAATCCTTTTTCTATTGTTAATATAGCTGAAAGCATTACTGTCCAAAATATAAGAGTTTTTAGAACACTTAATGCTTTAAAAGTTTTAAATCCTTCTCTTTTAACTCCAGCCCACACACCAAAAAACCCGTCAGCAAATATTACAAATGCTACTGAAAGGTATTGTTCGATGTTATCTGCTGTTAGATTCATAAAATATGAACCTATAAATGCGCATACTGTTGTCAATGATAATGTAATTAAAAGTGAAGTTTTCATCTTGTATTTTACTATTTAACGTATTCGTAATACTTTTTAGTTTTTTGGTTTCTATCCTCTAATCCGTGAGTACCACCGTTAATTCTTTTTGTAAGAGCTAAAATAGCTGCGTCATTTATTCCTTGATCACAAATTGACCACAATTTGTTTTTGTCAAAGAAGAACATTGCTGATTCAAAAGAATAAGTTGTTGCTACTAGGTCAGGGTTTGTCATGATTTCTGGTTTTTTCAAATAATCTGAAAATGCTTTATAATTATCTTTTCCAGTTAATTGAAGAGCACCTCTTCCTCTAAATTTAAACCCATCTCCTGATGCTTCATTTCCATTACCCATTCTAGATGCATAAACTCTGTTAGCAATCTTTTCTGGTTGACGAGCATAAGATTCTTCTAAGTTACCTGGAAAGTATTTTCCAAAGATACCTTGAAGTCCTTGAGCTGAATAATTTAAATTTTCAGAGAATGCTTTAAAACCACCTGTTTCGTGAGCTGTTTGTGCAAAAAAATGTGCTGCTCTTACAGGAGTTAATTTATAAAACTCCATTGCTTTTTTCATAGTACCAGGGCCAAATGCTCCATCTGCTGCTACTCCTATTTTTTCTTGTAAGCTTTTTAAACTCATAATTATTCTTCGTTATTTGTTTTACCACCATTCTTCATTGCTGCAAATTTCTCTAATACATCTGGAAGGAATGATCCTAATGTGATGTACATGAATGCATCAAAGATGTACTCGTTTAATTCTAACGCTTTACCCATGTACCCTGTTACAAGGTCTACAATAATAGCTCCTACCATTACTGTGAATGATAAAAACCCAATTATAACTTTTTCGTTATAATCATTTGATTTTTTAAAAATACTGAAAAATCCCATATTATATTTGTTTTTAAGTTAAAAAATAAATAACTAATTAGATATAACAATACTTTGTTATACGTATTAAGATTTTATTTCATCAACTGCTTCTATTAAAGCCTTTTTAACAGCTCCTGAGAATGCAGTCTTATTAAATGGTAAATTATCATCGTTCAAATCTAAGAAAGTTGATTGAACTGTTACATTTGCTTCTCCTT